GGTTACTCCCTTGCGAATGCAAACCGACGCTCAGATCTAGCTGCTCAGACTTATCTAGGCTCGCAGTTGAACCGACTGACACCCGAGCAACGAGCTGCAAACCCGAACTTAGTTCCAGAGCTCCAAGCCCAGGCAGCACAGCTCGCAGAAAGCTATCGCCGTACCAACGAACAGCTCGATCCACTGAATAGAGCCGTGGAGAACTTCGAACAGAGGCTCGGAATGGCTGTCGCAGCTACAGAGGTATACACAACAGCTAGTCGTGGACTTCTTGAAAGTCTGTTTAGCGGCACCACCGAATTCCGTGAAGCGATGCGTAGTTTTACACAGACAATTAGTCAAGGCTTCGTAAAGCAGTTTCTCGATATCGCAATCGCACCCATGCAAGAGCAGGTGTTTGACCGGATGAAGAAGCTATTCGGAGTCGAATCCGCCCAGGATAAAGCCAACCGCGAGTTTGCTAATACTGGAATTAAGTTTAATACCGCAGTAAGCACCTTTGATGCTGCGGTCAATACTTTCCGCTCTAGTCTCAGTGCAGGTATTGGTGGTCCCGACTTGCCAGCGGGAATTGCTGCGCAAGTCGGCGCAATAGCCCCTTCGCAGATGACACGCGCAGATCTCGAGTTCATGCCTGCAGGCAGCATCGACTATGTACTTACGGATGCTTTCAAAGGCATCGGTGAATCTCTGACACGACTCGGCACTACCGCTGAAACCACCGGCAAACAGGCAAACAACGCCGCTAACGAGGGAGAGAAAGGCTTTACCAAATTCCTGGGCGGAATGATGGGTGTAGCTACTGGCGCCCTCAGCATTGCCGGCGGCATTCAACAGATGCAAGAAGGCGGAACCTCGAACACCCTGGCAGGGATCGGCTCCATCCTTCTTGGGATCGGTGGCGCCATCGGCGGCCTCGGAAGCATGGGCCTCTTCGGCAAGAAAGCAGGTGGAGGGGCCATCTCAGCTAACCGCCCCTACCTCGTAGGAGAGGTAGGTCCCGAGATCGTTGTGCCGCGTAGCTCCGGAACGGTGATGTCAAACAATCAGCTGCGCGAAGCCATGAGCACCGGCGTCGGGGGCACTAGAGCACCACAGCTCAACATGACATTCCAAACGACAAGCATTGGAGGAGTCGAGTACGTCAGCCGTGAGCAACTCGAAGCCGCAATGGCATCAACCCGACGTGCCGCCGTTAGAGATGGAGCCCGGCAAGGGATGTCGATGACCCTCGATAAACTTCAACAAAGCCCTGGCACTCGTGGCCGCGTTGGACTCCGCTGATGGCAGCGCAATTTCCCCGTATTAAACCTGCGGAGCGCAGCTTCCGCTTAGGCCAGTATCCGGTCAAGAGCTACCGCGCACTATCGGGAGCTACGGTCAAACGCGCATTCGGTAATCGCCCATACGGCTATGAACTCGAGCTCAGCTTCAACAACATCACTGACGACGCCACCACAGAACTCCTAACCCACTACGAAAGTACGAGTGGGGGATTTGATCGCTTTACTCTCCCTGATACCCTATTCGCAGGGATGAATACCGCGCTGACAAGCAAGATCCAATCCCCATCCCAAATCAAGTGGGAATACGTCAGCCCGCCGGAAGTGAGATCGGTCATCCCGGGGCGTAGCGCCGTACGCATCACCTTGGCAGGCGAGATCGACTACTTATGACAGAGATCCGCATTGCTCAGTACCTGAAGCTGGCAACAACTGCCCAAACGCTCCGCTACCAGAACTACTTCGTAGCTCAATCGAGCTCATTCCTTAGCGAGACCTACGACTTCGCTCCATTCCGTGCCGAGGGCGCCCTCGCATCCCTCAACGGCGACAATGAGAACCTGCGTATCCTATTCCCGAATGTCGAGGTCGCTCTTCGGTTACTAGAGCAAGCTAATGGCAACCGCCTCAGCGACCTGACGTTCGCAACTGCTTGGCTCAACGCGAACGAGCAAGTTATTAACACAGTCACTGACTATTACATCGGTATTGGCGCTAGCTACAGCGAGACCACTATCGAACTCCGCTTCCGTTCTGCCGTTGACAGCGTCGGAAGTGCCTTCCCTTCGAGAACGCTAACACGCGATCTAGTCGGCCCCCTACCGCTGAATAGCGAGCTCTACCTGCGGTGAACGACCTCATCGGACTTAAACGAGCGTGGGGCGCCTACCCCGGAGACGGTTCAGGCACTGTCGACTGCTGTTTATTACTTGCTGAAGTTCGTCGACGCTTGGGTTACTACGATCACACACCTGACTTTGCCGAATACTTTGCCCGATACACAGACGCGACATTTCCCCGCCGCTTAATGCTGAAGTGGCTAATAACCAACGGGGTACGACTTAAAGAACCAGAACCTCACGCAGCAGTCCTACTTCCTGGCTCGAGCGGAGGTGCAATGGGTACAGTATTGGATGACGGCAACGTGCTGTTCATCACCGAAAAGTCCGGCGTTGTCATCGCTCCGATCCCCGCTGGCACCGGTTACTACTTTCGGCTACACAAATGACGCGCCGCCTGCTGCCTTACGAGCATCAACTTATCAAAGAGCTAGGCATCAGCGAAGCCGAGTACCTCGAGTTTGCACAAGCTCAATTCGATTACACCAGACTCCCTGCCGATAAACTCGCTACCCCTCAGAACTGGGAAGTTGTAGCCATCGTTCTGACCGTTGTTGGAACCCTCTTTCAAGTCGCTGCGGCGCTCCTCGCACCGCGCCCCGAACAACAGCAGAGGGACATCAAACGCAGACGCGATCAAGTGTTCGCGCCGCGGTTTGGATTCAACTCGCAGCAGGAGCTTGCGAAATACGGCGATCCGGTCAATCTGGTCTACTGCAACACCGACGACAACCCCACCGGCGGCGTGCGTGTCGCCACATCGCTGATCTGGTCTGCGGTGCACAGCGAAGGCTCCAGCCAGTTCATGCAGATGCTGCTGGCGGTTGGCGCATCCAACATCGAAGCGATCGGACCAGACCGCATTGCGTTCGGCCAGACCCCGATCCGCCAGTTTGCTGCGGGCAAGACTTGGGCGTATTTCGGTGCCAATCGGCCGCTGCAGTTTGCCGATCTGCTGCGTGGTGACACTACCGACCCGACGCGCATCGGTGAAGGAAGCAGCAGCATCGCGTACCGCCCCACGTTGGTGGGCGATCAGCACACCGATGGCTTCAGCCAAGCGTTCTCGCCAAGCACCATGACCCGGTTTGGGGTGTATGCGCCCATCCCGATCAACGTCGATTTCATCGATCGCAACGATGAGGGAGAGGAGCGCGATGCGCCGCTCGGCATCGTGATCGAAGGGCTTGAAAGCTACTGGCCATTGAATGTGTTCAACGACGCCCGGCCAGCTGTGCCTGTCGGGCACCGCATGACGCTCGTATTCAGGCGCATCACGTCAGGTGGCAACGACACTGCTCGAGCAGCCAAGGAAATGCGCCGCACGCTCTCGAGCTACATTGACGCAGCCAGCACCTACAAGCTAGGCAGCGTAAAGTTCCGCGTGGCAGCGCCAATCAAAAACGTGGAGCTGGAAGACGGCGCCATGCGCGTGCTGATGGAGTGCGTTGAGTCCGGGGTGTGCCCGACTGAGGATTACAACACCACCGACTTCAAACAGAACGGCCGCGAAGCCAAGGTCGAGATTGAGAGGCTGCAGAAGGAGCTGATCGAGCTCAACGCCCAGCTGCTGCGCAACGATCCAATCCTCAAGCCGGGAATCGGAGAGGGTGTCAGGGCAAGGCTGGCCGAAATCCGATTCCTCAAGGATTTACTTGTTGATCTTGAAGACCGCCAATGGAGCGCCGCCGAGATCGACACGCTGGTCGAGAACGCCGAGTACTTTGACCCTGTAGTCAATCTTTTTGCTCAGCAGGTTGATAACATCCAAGAGCATCGCAAAAACCTACGCGATGCGATTGAAGATGAGCTCGACAAGCTTCGCAACGACCGCAACCGCAACGCAATTCGCAACTGGCGCAGCCAGCTGCAAGATGCAAACAAGCGTTACCGCAGGCTCACTAACAAGCTGAACCAAGCACTGCGGCAATACGGTCTGGCGACAGAAGGCAACCTCAAGCAAGACAAGCGGCGCCTTAACTCAAGAGAAGAGCGCCTTAACGAGGAGATCGCAAACCTCACAGCTGATGCCAACAATCTGGACCTGCCAGCGATGGCAGCGCGTGACGCAAATCTGCGCTCTCAAATCAGCGCCAAGGAAAACCGAGTCGGGTTCCTCCAAAGCTACTTAGATAACCCCAATACCTGGAATGACTTCTTCAACACCAAGTGCCTGGTGAAGATGGAGGAGGCCGGCTACGAGACGATCACTGAG